ATCTTGCTGCGGTGCTTACTGACGCTCCTGCTGAAGTGAAAGAATCGTTTGAAGAGGAAATTGACATTTATGGTGACGGGTTTGATGATTATGTTCCAACTGGATCAGACATTGATGTAGGAACTCGCAAGACAGTGCTTGCTGCAGCTGCAGCCGCAGCAACGGTGATTGCGGGCGCAAGCTCTGCTGGCTCGTCTAGCGGAGGGTCTAGCGGCGGCTCTGGTGGAGGCTCAGGTGGTTCGGGTGGATCTTCAGGCGGAGAGGGTCGTTCAAGAAAGGAAGAGGATTCTGGCAATGAACCTTCTGGAGAAATTGCGGGTCCAGAGGATGATGATGGCGAAGAGTTTACAAAAAATAGTATTTTCAAGTATTATGTAAAGGAGGGTGAAGAAATGAAGAAATTTAATTGGTTTGGTTTTACTAAAAAAATGTGGGATATAACCGCTGCTTTAGTATTTACCCTTGCTGGTAGCTTTGTTGTGTACATTACATTGTCTGGTACAACTCAAAGACTTGCTGGAATATCAACTGTAATTGCTATTCTTGTGCATTATGTGCATGAAATTCTAAAGAATGACGAATAAATAACTCTAAGATATAATGGGTATCAGCCCATTAGGGCAAGGAGGTGGTCTTTTGTCTACTTTGTTAAATGAGAATAATAAGAAAATGCTTGCGTCATGGGCGCGGTCGTTCGTTGGTGCATCTTTGGCTGTCTATATGACAGGCAATCAAGATCCAAAAGCAATTGCTACTGCAGGTCTTGCAGCCTTGGCTCCAGTTATCATGCGTTGGTTGAATCCAAACGACGCAGCTTTTGGTAGAAAGAAGTAATATTTAAAATGGCACAGATTAAAAACATCCTCCTGAGAATCGTTGCAACATTTGCGGCTTCTGGCTTGGGTGTTGTCGGTGCCGGTACGATTGCGGGTGTCCCGCTATGGAAAGCAATTTTCATGGCGGGCATCGCAGGCGTAGCAACTGTCATTGAAGGACTGTCACGAGCATTCCTAGATGATGGTAAACTTAGTCTAGACGAAATTGATCGTGTCTTTTCAAAAGTTGAAAAGAAAAAAGAGGAGATTAAATAATGGCTAAGAAAACTGAATGGGATTATATTGTTGATGTAAAGATGCCGGCGGCGTTGAAGAGCGTAGAGCCAGGCAAACTACACGCAAGTCTTTTGCGTGACATTCCAACTGGGGGCAAGTTGTTTTACCTTGCAGCAGATGCTTGGAATGCAATGGTTGAGGCAGCAAAGGCTGATGGCGTAGAGCTCAAGCCCACGAGTAGCGGCGATTTATATCGTAGTTACGACAGTCAAAAGGCTGGCTTTTTAAGTCGCTACAGTCTTCAAGATACGGGAACTGGTTCAACAAAAACTTTTGAAGGTAAGACTTGGTATTTGAAGAAAGGCATGGCGATGCTTGCCACACCAGGTAAGTCTCAGCACAATCTCGGCTTGGCTGTTGATATTGCTAATGCTTCAGAGAAAAAAAGAATTAATTGGTTGATTGCCAATGTTGAAAAGTTCGGGTGGAGTTGGGAAGTTGTTCCTTCAGAGCCTTGGCATATTCGTTATGTATGTGGTGATGCAGTACCGCAAGCAGTGAAAGACTATGTTGCTCGTAATCCAAAGCCGGGTAGTGTATTTGGTTCAGTTGCGGAACAGAAAGTTGCAGCAGAACAGAAGGCAGCAGCTCCCGCAGCCAATGTTGCGGCTGCAGCGGGTAAGGCTGTTATTCGTTTAGGTCAAAAAGGTTTGGATATCAGAGAGGCACAGAGATTATTGAATAAGCATGGTTTTGAATGCAAACCTGATGGAGATTTCGGCCCTAAAACACAAGGACTTGTTAAGCAATTCCAGAAAGCAAAAGGTATCCCAGTTACTGGTGATGTCGATCAGCCTACATGGGCTGCATTGCTGGCATAACTGATCTTTGATAATATCTTATAGGAGATATTATGGCTGCAACAGTTAATATTCAAATTTATCAAGGTGATACTTATGTTCATCAATTGTCTTTGAAGAGTAGCGCGAATGCGGTTATAAATATTTCAACTAGAACATATGCTGGTCAAATTAGAAAAAGAAGCTCTTCTGATGCAATTACGGCGACATTTTCTACTGAAATAACAGATGGCGCTAACGGCGTTGTTGTGTTTAGTTTGGCACCGAATATTACTTCAAACATAGCATCCGGGTCGTATGTATATGATTTCCAGGAAACAAATGGCGCTGTTGTTACAACACTTCTGAAGGGGAGTGTTGCCGTGATAGGTGAGGTTACAAGGTAATGGCTGATGCAACAACCGTTCAAATCAGTACGAGTAATGTCTCCAATGTCTCTCAGGTAATTAATACTACTGTATTAAGCCAATCTAGTGGTACAATTAATATACCAAGTTTAAGTTTAGCAACAACGGTTACCGATGTCGCTAGAAGTGGAGTTGTGGGTGTGAGTAACTTGGCGGCTAGGGCAGATCATGTCCACAGTGCAGCCAATCTTTTAGTTGATGGAGGGAATTACTAATGGCGAATACGCTAAGAATCAAGAGAAGGGCGACCGGCAATGCTGGTGCACCTACAAGTTTAGAGAATGCGGAATTAGCATTTAACGAAGTAGATAACATTCTTTACTACGGTAAAGGGTCTGGTGGTGTAGGTGGAACCGCAACTACTGTTGAAGCAATCGGTGGTCTTGGTGCTTTTATCACCTTGACTGGTGAACAAACAATCACTGGTAACAAGACTTTTAGTGGAAACACAATTGTCCCTACTCCAACCGCAAACGGTCATGCTGCTACTAAGCTTTATGTTGATGGCGCTATAGCTAATGTTGCTACAGCATTTACTGTATCTGGAGACAGCGGTTTCAATCAAACGATCACATCTGGCGCAGATACCTTAACAATTGCTGGCGGTACCGGTCTTTCGTCGATAGGAAGTAATACCGATACATTAACAATTAATCTTGACAATACCGCTGTTACAGCAGCAACTTATGGTAACGCAAGCTCAGTTGGAACATTCACTGTTGACGCCCAGGGTCGCTTGACCAATGCGGTATCTACATCGATTTCAATCACTGCTTCACAAGTTAGTGATAGAGCAACAAACCTTGTAACGGGTCTGACAGGAACTGCAAATGAAATTGCAGTATCAAACTCTGGTGTTGGTGCAGTAACGCTTAGCCTTCCAGCTAATGTTACTATCTCAAATAACCTTACAGTCTCTGGAGATTTGATTGTTAATGGTAATACAACAACTCTTAACACAGCAACACTTGTTGTTGAGGACAAGAATATTGTTCTTGCTAATGTTGAAACACCGACAGATACTACTGCTGATGGTGCTGGATTTACAATCAAAGGTGCAACAGATAAGACATTAAATTGGGTTGATGCTACCGATGCTTGGACATCTTCTGAGCATTTCAATATTGTCGCTGGTAAGTCATTTTATATTGGCGGATCGGCAGTACTTTCAAATACAACTTTGGCTTCAAGCGTTGTTACTTCAAGCCTTACATCTGTAGGAACAATTGGTACTGGTGTATGGCAAGGTACTGCTATTGGTATCGCTTACGGTGGAACTGGTTCAACAACTACTGGAGATGCAAGAACTGCTTTAGGTCTTGCTATTGGTACGGATGTTCAAGCTTTCAGCTCGCAACTCACAGCGCTTGCTGCGAACACTGCTACTATTGATGGCGGTACTTTCTAAATAAGAGGCTTGAATGGCTAATGTAATTAAATTAAAAAATTCAGGAACAGCAAACAGCACCCCCACTTCACTTGAGGTGGGGGAGCTTGCTATTAACTATGCTGACGGTATTTTGTATTATAAGAATTCTAGTAATGCAATTTCTATATTAAGCTCTGCGTTATCTGCTCAAGGTACTAGCAGTATAGAAATTGCTACAACACCACCAGCATCGCCATCAGAGGGTGATCTGTGGTTTGAATCAGACACTGGAAAAACATTTATTTATTATGATAGTTTCTGGGTGGAAACTTCCGGCGCGGATGGCTCACAAGGATCAACTGGCTCCACTGGCCCCACAGGTCCAGAAGGTGGTACAACAACCTTAACAACAAAGGGAGATATTTTAGCAAGAGGCACTTCAGGGTCTGTGCGCCTTCCTGTTGGAACTGATGGAAAGGTGTTGACTGCAAACTCATCCACTACAACTGGTTTAGAGTGGGTATCCCCAACAGTTTATGCAACAGTTGCAAATCTAAGTACATTATCAAACACCGTAACAGACATTTCAGGTAATGCAAGTACTCTTTCAAATACTGTCACAACCTTGTCTGCCAATGTCAGTACTCTTTCAAATACAGTTACAACCCTGTCTGCCAATGTCAGTACTCTTTCAAATACAGTTGCTTTAAAAGCCAACATTGCATCCCCAGCGCTTACTGGGGTGCCAACAGCCCCAACTGCCGCTAACACAGTAAATAATACACAGATCGCAACGACTGCTTATGTAAAAACGGTTATTGGAGATTTGATAAATTCAGCACCAGAGACTCTTGATACTCTTGGAGAGATAGCAAGCTCTCTTGCTAATAATAACACACTCTCGTCAACGCTAACAACATCTATTGCGCTTAAAGCACCGCTAGCAGACCCTACTTTTACTGGAACGGTAACAATTCCTGCTGGTGCATCTATCTCTGGATTTGCAACACTTGCTGATCCTACCTTTACAGGAAATGTTGCGGGTATTACAAAAACAATGGTCGGTCTTGGAAGTGTTGATAACACAACAGACCTTGGTAAACCAATTTCAAATGCTACACAGACAGCATTGGATCTTAAAGCTCCTCTTGCAAATGCTACATTCACAGGGACAATTGTTCTTCCAGCGACAACATCAATTGCTAATGTTACATCAACCGAAATTGGGTATTTAGATGGGGTTACTTCTGCAATTCAAACACAGTTGGATAATAAACAGGCAATCATTGCCAATGTTTCTGATACAGAAATCGGTTATCTTGACGGTGTAACAAGTGCAATTCAAACACAGTTGAATACAAAAGCTTCAACAGGAAAAGCCATAGCAATGGCAATAGTATTCGGAGGATAAAATGTCAGCACCAAATATCGTAGGCGTAACAAACATCAAAGGGAAAACAGCAGTTCTTGCTGTTACAACTACGGCTACACCTATCGTCAAAAACGAGGGTAGTAGCGCAGGCACAACAATTGTTGTTACCGCCAGCGGCTCATCTGCATATGTAGTTGGAGGCTCAAACAACGCAACTATTTCTGTTGTCCGTGGTGCAACTTACACAATTCGGGTAAGCGCAGTTGGACATCCTTTTTGGATTCAGACATCGACGGGTGCGTATAACGCAGCCAATATCGTAACTTCTGGCATTACAAATAACGGAACCGAGCTTGGCTATATCACCTATCAGGTTCCTGCTGATGCGCCAGACACTCTCTACTATGTTTGCCAAAACCACTCTGCTATGGCTGGTTCAATCACGGTTACTGGTACCGCAAGCAACTCGGGCAAGGTATTTAAAGTTAACGCTCTTTATATCTCCAATGTTGACGGAACAAATAATGCAGATGTCACTGTTGATATCTTCCGTTCATCAACCGCATATCGTATTGTGAACACTGTTGTTGTTCCAGCAGATGCGGTTTTAGATGTTATTTCAAAAGCGTTTTACCTTGAAGAAGGAGACTCTTTGCGACTCACAGCAAGTGCTAACTCTGACCTTGAAGCCGTGTGCAGTTACGAAGAAATTTCGTAAATGGCACAGTTCCCATCTTCAAATTCGGCTTCTGATATATGGTCATTGATTGACCAAAGAGAAGCCCAGATGGGCAGCAATTTTCCTACAATGTACATACCTCTGTCATCAATTGAATATTTAGTGATAGCAGGCGGTGGCGGTGGAGGTTCAAGACATGGTGGAGGTGGTGGTGCTGGTGGATACCGAACTTCGGTATCTGGAGCTACTTCTGGCGGTGGAGCCGCAGCAGAGTCTGCCCTGAGTATTACCCCAGGCACTTCATATACGGTCACTGTTGGCGGTGGTGGAGCGGGTAATACAAATGGCTCTGCTGGGTATGCAGGTGCGGCTGGGCAAAACTCTGTTCTTGCCTCAATAACTTCTACAGGCGGTGGTTTTGGCGGTGGAGATTATGGCAATGGCGGCTCTGGCGGCTCTGGAGGTGGAACTGGCTATTGTGCAAGCGGTGGTGCTGGTACGGCGAATCAGGGCTACGCAGGCGGTGGTGGTTGTTCTAATTACAACGGTGGTGCAGGAGGTGGTGCTGGCGCAGTTGGCGGAAACCATGCAAATAGAACCGGAGGCGTAGGCGTATCATCGCCAATAACTGGCTCCGCCGTTACTCGTGGTGGTGGTGGTGGTGGTGGCTCTTGGGATGCTGGTGGAGGGGCTGGTGGTGCAGGCGGAGGTGGAAACGCAAACGGTGGTGCTGCTACAGCAAACACTGGTGGTGGAGGCGGAGGAGGCGGCGGTGCGGGTGCTGGTGGAAATGGCGCTTCAGGCTTTGTTGCTTTACGCTATCCAGACACCTTCGATGCCGCTGTATCAACAACAGGTTCCCCAACCATAACAACAACAGGTGGATACAGAATTTATACCTTCACTGGTTCTGGGAGCATAACTTTCTAATGGCACAGTTTCCTTCTTCTTCATCCGCCTCTGGTCGCTGGACTTTAAAATTACAAAGACGAGCAAAGATGGGAAATAATTTTCCAGCGATGGCCCCGAGCTCTGTTGAGTATCTTATTGTAGCGGGCGGCGGTGGTGGTTCTAGCGGAACAGCTGGTGGTGCGGGAGCAGGCGGTTTACTCGCTGGTAATACGGCAATTACTGCTGGAACAGCTTACACAATTACTGTTGGCGGTGGTGGAGCAGGGGCTGGTCCTACCGCCGCTGGATCAAACGGTCAAAATAGTGCTGGGTTTGGACAGACGGCAATTGGTGGTGGTAGAAGTGCAACATCAAACCCATCAACAAATGCTGGTTCTGGTGGTTCAGGTGGTGGTGGTGCAAGTTATGCGGGCTGGGGAAGCGGTGCTGCGGGCTCTGGAACAGCAGGGCAGGGAAATAATGGTGCAACCTCGTCATGGCAAGGCGGTGGCGGTGGTGGCGGTGCAGGGGCTGCTGGTTCTGGCGCAACTGGCGGAATAGGTGTGCAATCGTCAATAACAGGTACTGCGCTTTATTACGCTGGTGGTGGCGGAGGAATGGTAGACGGTGCTGGAGCCTCTGGCGGTTTAGGCGGAGGCGGTGCGGGCGCAGAGCATGGTGCTGTTGCTGGTACTGCAAACACTGGTGGCGGAGGAGGGGGAGGCTGGAGTTATTGCTGCAGTGTTGGAGGTACTGGTGGTTCGGGTGTTGTGATTGTTCGTTACCCCGACACATTCCCTCTTGCAACAGCAACAACTGGTTCCCCTACAATAACAAACCCAACGGGTTATAGAGTTTATAGATTCACTGCTTCGGGGAGTATAACCTTCTAATGCCTGATTTTCCTTCCTCCTCCTCAGCCTCTGGAATCTGGACGCTTGATAAACATGTAAAAGCAAAGATGGGTGGTAATTTTCCTATAAGCTCTATTGCCGTTCAATATCTCGTTATTGCTGGCGGAGGTGGTGGTGGTTCTGGTGCTACCAGCGCAAATAACGGAGGCGGTGGTGGTGCTGGTGGTTATCGCTCGTCTGTCACAGGTGAATCAACTGGTGGAGGGGGTACGCTAGAAAGCCCTCTGGACCTCTCACTTGGTGTTCAATATACGGTGACAGTGGGTGCTGGCGGTGCAGTAAATACATCTGGTGTCAATTCGGTTTTTTCAACAATTACCTCTACGGCTGGAGGCAAGGGTGGTGGGTTGAGCCCTGCTGTTGCACCCGCAACTGGAGGTTCAGGTGGTGGTGGTGGTCCTGCTGGGTCAGGAAGCAATTTACATTTAGGTGCGGCTGGAACTGCCAGTCAAGGTTATTCAGGCGGTAATGGCAATCCTGCCTCTCCCTATCGTGGAGGTGGAGGTGGAGGTGCTGGAGCAGCGGGTAATGCTGGCGTAACAAACGGAAATGGTGGTGCTGGTATTTCATCATCTATTACTGGAAGTGCCGTGACTCGTGCGGGTGGCGGTGCAGGCTCAGGTGATGATGGCGGTGGAACAGGTGGTTCAGGTGGTGGTGGTAATGGAGGAGTTTTGAGCGGAGCGCAGGCTGTTGCTGGTACAGCAAACACTGGTGGCGGTGGTGGCGGTGGTGTTTCTCAAGGGGCGCAAATAGTCGGTGCCGCTGGTGGTTCTGGTGTAGTAATTCTTCGCTATCCCGACACTTTCTCACTCGCAACTGCAACAACTGGCTCACCAACCATAGCAACCACTGGCGGGTTTAGGATATATACTTTCACTGCATCAGGAAGTATCACTTTATAAGTGGTAGACAGATCAATGAATTTTTGATATTATAAAAGATATTACTAATAATAGGAGAATATAGATGGCACATTTTGCTGAACTTGGTGAAGACAACATTGTATTGCGAGTAATCGTAGTATCTAATAATGAATTGCTCGATGAGAACGGTGACGAATCAGAGACTAAGGGAGCCGACTTTTGCCGCAATCTTCTTGGCGGTACTTGGAAACAAACATCTTATAACGGTAACATGCGAGGTCGTTATGCTGGCATTGGTTATACCTATTCAAGTGCTCATGATGCTTTTATTGCCCCGAAACCTTTTCCATCATGGACTCTCAACGAAGAAACCACTGAATGGGAAGCCCCAGTTGCTTACCCAGAAGAGGGGATGTATGCATGGGACGAAGACGAGCAGGAATGGGTAGAAATATCTTTTCCTAATTAATCAATGGCACTTTTCTTTCTTTTAACTCATCAGGAAATTTGGTAATTGGATAATGATTTTATATTCCACTTATGTTCGTAAAAAGACATTATATAATCTATAATGGATATTAACCATGACTGCCATTAACTTCCCGTCCAACCCCAGTTTAAATGATCAGCATTCTTCTGGTGCTAAAACATGGACATGGGATGGGGAGAAATGGATTTTAAATACACAGAATGTCACTAATAAAATTAATGACTTAGAAGTGTCATTGGTAATGCAGACTTTTTAAAGGCTGAAAAACAGTAATACTGTTATAATTGAATTATGGAAGATGTAAAGATTGACACAAGCAAGACACTAACTCTGACGCTTCCTTCTGACCCTACATCGAACGCAGTATCTGTTAGTTTGTATCATGAGTTTGGAAATTTAGTAACCGGCCCGACCGCAGCAACAAGAATATCTGCTGGAGTTTACACAATAACATATGGACAGCAAGCTTCTGGGCATTATGTCCTTAATTCAGCAGGTAGGCATCGTGCTGATTTTACATATACTGTATCTGGCACTTCTTATACGAAATCTCAATATATAAATGTCTACACCCCTTACATCACGGCTGATGCCTTCTTTGAGGATCACCCAGAGCTCGAAAACGACTGGTTTGATAAGTTTGACAAGATGGAGAAGAAAGTCCGGAACATCATCAATACATTTTGCGGGCAAAGTTTTGATCGTTACTTGGATAAGTCATTTGTTATATCTGGAACCAATAAGAAATCCCTTCATCTCCCCTACCCAGTAGATACTTTAACGAAAGTAACTATGAATGTCGGTGAAGATGATGAGGCGACGCTATTCGATTCTTCAGACCCTTCATATACCAGTATCCAGAAGTCAAAAGAACCGCACAATTTTGGGAGCTCTTATTATATTGAATATAGAAGATCAACTCTTGACAGCGTTCAAACAATTATTACAACGGCTAAGTTTAGGTCAGATGACTTCTTCACAATTGAGGGGGATTTTGGATGGCAGTTTGTTCCTAACAATATTGAGCAAGCAGCCGATCTTCTGCTGGAAGATATGATGAATAATGATTCGGAATTCAGGAGGCATGGATTGCACTCCGTAGATATGGATATAGTCAAGTATCAAACTAGTGATAATTTTTATGAATCCACTGGAAACATTGACGCAGATGTTTTGCTGATGGACTACACCCTGTTCATTATGGATTATGTTGTGTAATGTCAAATGGGACTTATTTTCGATTCTATCACAAATGTGATATCTATCAAAAAACATTTGCAACAAATGATGCCGGGCAGCAGTATCCCGCATATGCATTAGTGGACACTATCGAGATGCACTTCCAAGCCCCAACGACTCAATCCACTGGCTCTAGCGACAGAAGGCTTGTCCCTTACCAAGAAAATTTGGCAAGATACGAAGCAATTATTCCTTCTGAAAATATTACACATATTGCGTATGACAATAGGATTACAAACATAATTGATCGCTATTCAAATGTGATTGAGAGTGATATTTTCGAGATTGTATCGATACAGCCTAAGTTCGGTTTTTCTGGCAGAAAGCATCATATCATAGTCTCTCTAAGAAGAGTGGTTGAGGTTCAGTAATGAAAGTCACTGGATTGGAAACCATTAGAGCAATGTCTAATAAAGTAGACGCACTCCCCATCGACATACAGTCGGCAGTCGCAGAGGGCTTGATGGCGAGCGAGTCTTCGGCTGTCGAGATTATTACTCAAGAGTACGGTGAGATTTTTTTAAATGTTGAAAGTCAAATTACAGGAGAGTCCGGGATGGAGATTTCTTTGAACCCAGGAGATGTTGAATATTTTAAAAATACAACAGGAGCTGATCTTAGTTATTTTAAAAATCCAATCTCGGAAATGGTCTTGGGTAATATAAGAATAGCCTTGGCTAGAAATACTGGTGGCAAGAATGTCTCTTAATCTTACTGCCTACAGCGTAAACACCGCACTCAAAGCGGACTCTGACTTGTCAAATATTGCGGGTAAAGTAATGAACTTCTTCCCAGTGATTGCGACAAATGGAGAGCCAGCCCCATTTGTTATATATTATTATCAACCAATGGTTCCCAATGTGGAGGCCTATTGGATGAGAAAAGACAGTATTCGGTATTCGATCTTTGACACCGATGCGGACAGGCTGTTTAAGATCGCAGAAAGAATAATCGACATATTGAGCGTCGGGGATCAAGTCGCCCAGTCTGGCGGTATTACTGGCGCTAACTCTAGAATACTTTCTTCATACCAAACTGGCTCTAGCTTGGTAGCCCCTCTTGAAAAAGAAGGCTGGTACAGAATGAATTTAGACTTTAAAATCTGCAATGTCTAGTGAGGTATGGTAAAATAATAGGATATGAAGTATAGTACTATTACATACATTGGCAAAAGCTCTGGTTATGTCGTCAAGCTTCGTAACACTGTTTACGAATTTGAATGGAATAAAGGTCTCGGTATTGGCAATCGTCTTGGCGAAGTCAATGCTAAAGATATAGATAGGATCGCCAAATGGCGAGACAAGAAGGGCAGGAAAATATTCCGCCTGGATAAATAGGAGGAAGTAATATGGCAGTTAATGTTTCTAACATTATCGTTGGCGAGGCAACCATTAAACTTGGTACAAACGCTAACGCAGTTTCCATTTCAGCAATGAACAACTTTGCTGACATTGGAGCAACACAAAACGGTTTGGAAATCTCGTGGGAGCCAGATATGGTTGACATCGAAATCGATCAATTTGGCGATGCCGCAAAGATCATTCAGTCGAAAGTTAAGGTAATGGTTAAGACAACCCTTGCAGAAGGAACCTTGACAAACCTTTCGACAGCATGGAACTACGATGCATCGGATATCGCATCCGCTCAAGATGGTGCAAACACCGCAACATTTAACTTTGGCGCACAGGGAGTAATTCCTTACGAGAAGGCACTTGTTGTAACAGGTACAGCACCAGGCTCAACAGCTGGCGCAACAAAGACCAGATCATTCTACACAAAACGTGCAATTTCGATGGAATCATCGACAATCGCAATGAAGCGAGCAGAAGCAACAATGTTCACAGTTGGTTTTAGAATTTTGCCAACAGTGGCAGACACTGGTTACGAGTACGGTAAGATCGTCGATCAAACCTAATAATTAAGTAAAAAAAATAATTTAGCAAAGGCAATGCCCCTGTATATTCTGTGATAAACTTAATATACAGGGGCAAACCTGTTAACAAATAAAGGATGGTAAAGTGAGCGAAAAAAATAAAGACATTCTTGCCGGTACAGAAATTGTATTTGCAGATGGCAAAACACGAGTAATTAAGCCTTTAACAATTCGTAACCTTAGAAAGTTTATGAAAGTCGTAAAGGATCTCAAGAGCGAAGATACGCTTGATGACAAAGATATTGACATCATGGTGGAAGCAGCCGGTATCGCCTTGGCAGCAGTAGACCCAGAGTTGGGTAATGATAAAGAGAAGCTGGAAGATGTGCTTGACTTGCGTTCGTTTGGTGAACTTATGTCAGCCGCGATGGGTTCAGACCCTTCCTTCTAGGCGAAGAGGGAGACAGTGCATCCTCCCAGTCATGGGAGGATCTTCCTCTTCTAAAGTATGAATCCGAAGTTTTTGTAAAAACTGGTGCATGGATTAATTTTGATCTCCTTGAATCGAGTCTTACATTAAACGAATTGTTTCTTTTGTATAGAGCAGCTATGAATGAAACAAGCACTGCTATGAAAATCGCCGCAGCCTCTCAGGGTGCTGAAGTTGATTTCGATGATGACTGGTATGATCCCGCACCGATTGTTGCTGCGAATTCACACGATATTCGCCAAATGGGATTCGGGTTGGGCTATGAGCAAGTTCCTGTTTCCAATGATTAATCTTAAAAATTATTTCTTTGCTTTAATTGCCCTAATATGCGATAATTACTATTGGCTAAATTATGTCTGACACAGGTGATCTCACAGCGCGATTAGGTATTGATGCATCTGTTACTGGTGCTGATTCCGTATCGGGTCTTGCTCAAAATGTAGCGTCCTTATCACAACAGCTTCTTCAGTTATCGCAAGGGGCCATCAGGCAGGCTAGTGTTCAGGATCAGTTGTCTAAGGCACTAGATCGCACCAAGTTGAGTACGAGCTTAGCACGGACTGCATTGCACGACTATCGTCAAAGCGCAGCCTTGGCTAATACGGTTATTAGACAAACAGAGAAGCACCTTATTGCTCTAGACGCTGCGCAAAGGAAAGTTGCTGCATCAGGCGGTATGACCCCAGCGATTCAAAAGTCTTATGCCCAAACAAATACTCATTTGAATTCGATGATTGCTTCTTCTGGCAAACTGGAAAAAGTTATGAAAGGAAATGCCATTGAAGCTTATGGTAACAAAATTTCTAAAGCCGGAATTGCTGCTCAAAGAAGTTCTTATTACATGGCGGCAGCAGTAACTGCCCCGATCTTGCAAGCATTCAGGACTGCATTTTTCAACTATACAAAACTTGAAAGAGAGCAAGTTAGATTGACAAAATTAATTTCTGACGGATTTGGAACTGGCGCAGAAGCAATAGTTCTGGCAAGAAAAGAAATGGAAAAAATGAATGCTCCATTGGATAAGATCACAAGGACATTCGGAGTTTCCAGAATACTTGTGCAGGGACTTGCAGGTGATTTTGCTGAACTTGGTGTATCGACAGCGTTTTTTACCAACCTTGACGGTCAAGTCAGTAACGCCATAACTGAGCTTGTGGATCTAACTGTAAAGCTTGAGAAATTAGGTAACTTGGACATTGGTCAATCCCAGGCCTTCATTCAGTCGGTATATCAGAACATATTGAGAGTCCGTAGAGATTTGGCGACTCAGGGCGGGTATACCCTTGACTTGACTGATGCCGATACTATGCAAAAGATCATTGCTGAATTAACAGGTCAGCTTGCAATTTTCAACTTGGTTGAAAACAAAACAACGCTGTCTTTGAAGGATATAGCAGATGCATTCCCTGAAGTGTCTGCTGCAGCGACAACTTTCGGTTTGTCAATGTCGGAAACAACAGCACTTCTAGCGCCGATGGTTGCTGCCGGATATCAAGTGGGAGCATCAGCGAACTCCATTAAAGTTTCTCTGCAGAGAATGGTCGCTATGACCAAGCAAAACACGGGTATAATTCAAGGCTTGAATCAAGCCCTTGGTGATGATTTCCAATATTCCGCTGGCGTAGGTATGGAAAATATTCAAATGCTCGTTGATGGTTTTAATTCTTTGTTGTCGATCAAAGGTGAGCAAGGAACTCTTGAGTTATTTGCAAGACTTTTCGGTGTCAGACAGGGACCCCGAATGGAAACCTCAATTAGGCAACTTGCTGCTTTCCAAACGGAGCTCGATAAAGTTGGAAGCGCAGAAAGAACTATCGCTAATGAGTTGGAAAATAAAGTTAACCAAAGACTCAAAGCATATGGCTATGAAGGTGTCTCTCTAAAGAAGATAGTTGACTTAAGTAATCTCCATAGAATGGCGACAAAAGAAGTTAATGGTGAGTACACACAGCAAGCAAAGCTGGTACAAGAAGGACAGAAGGATGCTGCCAAAGCATTGCAAGGAGTTTACTCTGATACTACAGATTTTATTGCAAAAGTTGGAACTGAAGCTGGAAAGATTTATTTCATGGAAGCCATGGGTGGAGCGAGCTTTGCTGGCGCACAAATGGAGCAAGAACTTAATGCAGCAATTGATACTGCCGCTATTCGCTTTGATAAATTAAGAGAGGCGCTCCTCGGAATAGGTCGGGCAATAATTCCAGTTGTCGATAGCGTTGTTAAAATTATTCTACCCCTATTCCAGAAAGTTGAAGATTTTCTAAAAGGATTAGGGCCCGGCACAAGAAAGGCGTTAGGATTTCTAGTTTTTGCTGCGCTGTTAATTCCTCAATTTAAAATAATTATGGCTACTATGAAAGTTCTGTTCGGAGGGGCAATATCTGGTTTCGGCAAAATGATTTTTGGCGCAAACGGTTTGCGCTCATCGCTTATGGGCGTAAAAGCCGTAACAGTTTCATTACAAGATATTCTTACAAACCCTAAAATAACTCGGGGTTATAATAAGTTAACTCAATACACAGATGACACATTTTTATTGGAGCAAAAAAGGGATGCACCGGGTTATCGAAAAGGAATTCTAAATAGAAGAAAAATGGTCCCTGATGCCTCGGGTGTCAGTCTACCAGTTCGTGAATTACTTGAGAATTCTGGCATGGCTGATCCGTCTGGCAAGAAATCTGTTAAATCAATATTGGGCGCATCATCTAAGTTGGGGTTAAAAAATACTGAAGAGTTAATTGATTCTATGCTCAGAGATATGGGTGCCATCCCAGCGAAGATTGCTGACGCTTCAACAAAAGCAACAGAGAGCACTGCTAAGTCAATTGCTAAATCTTTAAAGGGAACGATATTTCAAAACAATACTTTTATTGGAAACAAGTTTGGAGGCGGAACTGCTGGTCCTGGTGGTACTGGCACTGGACCGCGCACTCCAAAAACTCCAGCAACAGGTGGAACACCAATAGGCGCACCAATCACTCCACGATCAGGCGGAAGACCAGCGAGTGGGTTTGGAAGCCGCAAAGCTTTTGGTGGAATCAGTGATGTACTTATCGGTGAAGAGGAGAGATTGGCTGATTCTATGGCAACGCCAAGTCGCTATTTTACAGACCCAAGATTTGACCAAGCAAGTTCAAGAAAGATTTCAATCCCATCGGCTAAAGACATGGGTAAGGCTGCAACAATTAGTGCACCTATTGCGGCAGCTGTCAAGGAAGTAGCTGATGGAGCCAAAGCTGAATTGGAAGCACTTAGCAAAACAGTTACAAAAGAAGTTGAAAAAGCTAAAGAGGTTGTTAAAGAAGCTACTAAGCCAAAGGGTAAGTCACCCCGTGGTTCGCCAAAGAAAGTAAAAACAGCAGTTGAAAAAACTGTTGGTGAAGCTGTTAGTGCAGCAACTGCACCTCTAAAGGAGACAGTTGGGGCAGTAACAGAAGCATCGGCTGGAACAAGTGCTGCAGTAGAAAAAGCAACAAAGAATGCCGTTAAAGCTGGGAAGGTTGTTTCAAAAGCAACAAGAGCCCCGGCTGGACAAGCTGCTCTCGTAAAGCTTTCCTATAAAGAAATTGCTGATTTCTTTGATAGCGCTGGTCAGCAAATCCCTGATGAATATGAATTTATCAAAACAACTCAAAGAGAAATGGAGCTCACCAAGAAGGCCAAATCTGATTTCTTTAAAAATCTTACAAAGCAATTTGAAAAGAAATCACCAACACCTTTTGGATCCTTTAGAGGTAAAAATTTCTTTGCGTTTAACGCAGAAAGGTCTGCGTCCTCTAGACCGTATCTGCCAGTAATAAGTCAACTTTTGTCGGATCAAACGGACCCGAGAGTTAATCCTAGAATGTCTCAAACAATGAATGTTAATGCTAAAAATAAAGCAAGAAATTATGTTGGCTCGATTCAAGAAAAACTGGCACTTGATCAAGCAAGCAGAAGGTCGGGTGTATCAAATAGAGAAAAAGCCGAAGCGGTAAAGCAAAGGAAAGCGGCGCAGGCCGCAAGGCTTGCAGCATATTCCTTTGAAGACGGACCCCCTGTTGGTGTTGAACAAATACAAGGGCCGGCTAATGCTAATGTAATTAAAAAATTACAAGATGATTTGGATGCTGCTAAAAAAGCATTCGATGCTCCAATTCAGCAGAAAGATTTGATTGGTTCATCAGTCGAAAAAGTTAGAGCAAAACAGAGGGGCGTGATAAGGAAATCTCAAGATGCTCTGGTTAAGGCACTAATGTTGAACACTGAAAAATTCATCCCAGCGACCCCGGCAACTTCTGCACTATTAAATGTGCAAAATCAAATGCCCTCGTCTCAGCTTCAAAACATGCCGTCTCAGAAAAAAGATTATTCAAATCTTCTTTCAAATGTGGTTAAAGATATTGACGCAACAGGTCTTGATCCAAAAGCCAGGGTGCTGTATGAAACAAATTTGCAAAAACAAATTGACTCTTTAAGAACAACAAAAGATAAAGTGCTTAAGCAAGTAATTGAAGAAGAATTTGCGCAAATCAAAGCAGATAACCTTTCTAAAGCGCCGTTAGGTAGCAAAATTACTTCTGCTGGAGAAAAGAAGATTAGAGAGCAAGCTCTTCGGAATGTAGCTCAAAAAAGAGGTCTGGACAGTATTCAGGCATTCAACCCTCTCTCAGTTGATTACGATTCCGGTGCTGAAAAAGCATTGTTGTCGAATAAAAAAGCTGTTGATGCTACAAAGAAAATGTTTAAAAACATGGGAGACAGTGGAAAGGTATTTGCTGGTCATCTTGACGAAATGGTTGCAGATGTTTCTCCTGCAAAAACGGCAGCCCGAACTAAAGCGCTTAACCAATTCAAAAAGATGCGGGACAAGCTACCAGCTGTCAGCGGCGGAATGGGTGCTGTCGGCAAGGAGATGCAATCACTTAGGGATATTGTAAATAAATCTATTGATGATTTCGTAAATCAGCTTCCAAAGTCGTTTGGTGACAATAAGAAAGCAATCATTCGACAAGTTGCTCAGGCTACTGTTGGAGCAACTCCTGGAGCAGGAGTTGGACCAGTACTTGCAACAAGTCTTGATTTGATGAATCAGGAAGTTGATAGCGCTACTGCTAAATCAATTAAATCTAGATTAGATAATACTATTAAAGATTTATTGATATCAATTAAACAAACCCCTCAACTAGGTAAAGGTAGCGCCAGCCCGGGCCAAATGGCGAAGAAAAGTTTGGGGAGGGTATTTGAAAAAGCCAAAGGTCTTGCTAAGAATGTAACGGCTAATCATACATTGCTTGTGCAATCCCTGTCTGATATTTTGACTGACTCCCTGGCATCGGGTACATATGCTGTTGCAGAGGCTGAGAAGGGCGCTCAGGGCATATTTAAACGAGCAGCTGGTCTTGCAGGAACCCTTAAGCAAAATACATTAATTGAAATGGGCAATATTGTCCAAGATGTGAGGAGAGGGAAGGCAGTTAAGGCGCAACGCTCTGCGGCAGGAGTCGGACCAGCTCAAACTAGCCGACCCGCTGTTCGAAAGGCATCTCAGGCAGCAAGTAAGCTTGAAACAGAGGCAATACTAAATAAAGTAACAGGAGGGAAAGGAGCCGCACCTGCTGCACCTGCTGCTCCCGCTGCTCCCGCTGCTCCTGCCGCACCTGCTGCACCTGCCGCACCTGCCGCACCTGCTGCGCCCGCCGCACCTCCTGCGCCTCCTGCGCCTCCTGCGCCTCCTGCGCCCCCAGCGCCCCCTGCTCTTGCTGATGAGCAAATCACAAAAGCACTAGGCAAGGCGAAAGTTGCACAGATTGCTAAAATAGAAAGTCAGATTGCCGCAATGACCGCAGAGCAGCTTGCATCAGAAAGCGGCTTAAAAGTCCAAAAGGCTCAGAAAGAACTAAAGGCAAAATTAAATACACTCGTTAAAGCACAAACTGAAGTCGCCGCTGCCCAAGCTAATGCTGAAGAGCTAGGTCGTTCTACAACAACTAGATTAAAAGCAGCAAAAGAAAAACTTGTTGGAGCAACGAATAATGCAAAGACCGCTACCGATAAGCTCGCCAGAGCGGTCTCCGCTGCAGCGACTAGTGTTGCTGCACCAACCTCTGCTCCGAAACCCGCACCCGCTCCTCGGCTTGGCCCTACTGCACCCGCTACACCTTCTGCCGTTACTGCTCCGAAGATAAATATAAAAGACCTGAAAGGTATTGTGCCAGACACCGACTCGGGTTCAAGTCGAATAGTCAAGGCGGTTAAAGAGACCGCTGTAAGTTTTGATAAATCACTCGCTAACTTCTTTAAAGGACCGAACTTCTTCCAGGGACCAAACATTTTCCAAGGGAAGCTGATAACGGCGGATAAGTTAAAATTCAATATAACCGATAGAGCAAAAGATGCGTCTAGGCTTGCCAAAGCAAGAGGCGATTTGATTGATCCAGATGATCCACGGGCTGTTGCGGCAAGGCAATCAATGGCAAGAAGGAATTTTGCTAAATTAAAAGGTCGGATAGAAACAAGAACTGGTAAGTCATTAACAGACGATCAACTTGCTAGCCTAGGCAGAAAAACTGGATATACTTTACCAAAAGGTTTAGTTTCAAAACCAAAAGCTCCAGTATTCCCAACACCAACTGGTGCTGCAATACCAAAAGCCCCTTTCTTCCCAACGCCATCTGGTGCTCCGATAGATAAGATTACAAAATCACTAGGTACTCTTCAAGCAAAAGTTTCGAGTGTATCAAATGCTATAACTAGCAAATTAACTGGCGCAATGTCATCCGCATTTAAAGGTGCATCAGATGCCGCTGCGGGATTGGGCTCGGCTTACGCAAGAGCTGGCGGTGGCTTTATCGCCTCGCATCTAAAGTTGGCATCTTCTGGGTTGAGTGTGCTGGCAGAGGGGTACCGAATTTCATCTACGGCGGCCTCAACATTTACCAAGATGTCGCTAGCAGCTTCTCGTGCTGCGGATAAAATTGGTTTTAGCGGTAAATTAACGAGCTCAGTAATAAAAGATCTCGGATTTGCGTTCGGAAAAGTCGGAAGCGTACTCGCCTCAACAACTAATGCGGAATTTAAAACATTCCTATCCACCTTGCAAAGATCAAAAGTAACTAAGGCCTGGACATTTATGTTGACTGCGGGAATGATTACTTTTGTTAAATCATTGAAATCTGCCATTATGTATCTCAATATATTTGGCAATACCCGTGCAAGAGTGGAAGCAATGCGGGCGGCAATCGCAGCTCTGCCTGCTGGAGTTAGTAGGTTTAGAAAATCACTCGTAGGCCTAGCTGCCTTCACTCAGATAGGAGCGGCTCTAAAAGCTGGCTTTGGCGGAATTCTAAAAACAATTTTCTCAGTATTAGCAATTGCTATCAAACTCAATGCCGCAATGCTGTTGTTTGCTCCAATAGTTATTGTAATAGGCGCAATATTTTTCCAATTGAAGAGAGGAGTCACTGATAATTCTAAAGCAATAGCTATCTTGAAAGAGGGAGTTATTTTAATAAAGGGAGCCTTCTATGCATTAGCAAATCCAATTATGGACATTATAAATGCTTATGGTGGATTTACAAAAGCAACCGATCAAAGCGGAAAAACTGCTGGTGTAATTTACACCCTTGCAAGGGCGTTCAGGGCGGTTGCTAAGGCATTTAATGACTTCGCAAGAGGCACTGGCGCTAGTTTTATGAAGAATACGCTCGGCCCTGTTGTTATTAGATTAGTAAACAGATTCATCCTTTTAGGTAGAGCGATAAAAGGGGCGTTCTCGGGATCCGCAAGTGCTAGCAATAATTTTAAAGCATTCCTCCTTTCTCTTCTGTATGAAGTTTTGGCGTTTACTTCAAAAATTCTTGGTTATATGGAAACACTACTCCCTCATCTTGGCGGTGTTATCGGAGCGATCATTGGAGGTGTTGCAAAAGCAACCATAAAGATGCTTGAATACCTTGGCGGTTACGCTCAAGAAATCGCCATCCTATTTGGATCGCTAATAGCCGGAATCGGTATTGCCCTGCTTCCATTTACGGTGGGGGCCTCAGCAAAAATTGTTGCCGTGGGTGGGGCGCTGGTAACAGTCGGGCTTGCTGGGGAAGTGATTGGTAAGAAACTTGCTAAATCTAGTGGTGATATCGATAAATGGGCTTCTGGAGTTGGTCAGTCAATAGCTAACGGATTGGGCTCGGTCGCTGGGTCTGTAAATAACAAAGTTAAAGAAGGCATGGACAATATAGATAAATCGTATGCCAAGAAAATTGGAAGAGGAATAAATAAAGCACTTGCTGATGGAACAGGAGACCCTGATGGTATTAAGAAGGCAATAGATGAGTCCCTTAAGAAAAATGCCCCCGCCGCAACGGCTGGTGGAGAGGCGCTGGGGTCTGCAATAGCTAAGGGCATGAAAAAGAAGTTGCTCGAAGTCAAAGAAGACTTTACTGGCAGATTCTTCTCCAGAGCTGATGCTGGTGTCGATAGATACATTGACACATTAAAGCGAGGTCTTGATGATCAGAAAGATAAGGCACTAGAGGCTTTTGATGCGCAAATAGATGCAATTGGTCAGCTTGCTGACGCAGAAGAAAGATTGACGGCAAAAATAGAGTACGAAGAAAAGAGAAGGGAGATGATCAGGACTAAGGCCCTAGATCGAGAAAATTATTTACGAGAAAGAAAAGTTGCTTCGTATGAAGGCAGAACGGAAGATGTTCGATCACTCGACCTCTCATTCCAGAAAACAGAAAGGGATTCCAATAAAGAGCTTAAAGATTTTGATTTAGAAAGAGTTAAGACGCAGCAGTCTGAGCAAAGAGAAAAGGCTATTGATGTAATCAATAAAGAAAAAGATTTGCTCGTTAAGCAGTATGAGCAAATGTTTAGAGACTTTGATAAGCAAATTGAAGACATCAAGACAGTTGGCTTCTCCACAGAGGATGAGTTTAAAACATTGCTATCAAGACTTGGTGTTGCATCTCAAGGTTTCTCCGATGAAATAGCTTCAACATTTGATACTGCAATGAATAGCCTGCCTATGTCTATAAATGAAGTGAGTGACAGGTCAATCGGTATGTTCTCGACTTCAATGGATAAGCTGGTGGATGAGGCTAAATCAAAATTTGGAGCAGCCAATGGCACTGCTAATGCTACATCAATACTTGGAGCCGCATACATGTTGGCAACAGGAATGCCTGATGCATTCAAGACAGCATTTAATGATGGAATCATTGCCCAGTATGTAACTCCTTGGTCTAGCAAAGTTACTGCATCAATTGCTGGAATCATACCTAGAGATTTGTGGGTTGAGGCAGCCGGTTTCGCACTTGTTGAAATGGTCAATGAGTTGAAACGGAGACTTGTTGCCCTCAAGGGAACTTTATGGGCGGAATTTAAGGCAATCTTTGCCGCAATGCCTGAAGCTGATTTCCAAAGAGTATTTGGCGGAGCATTTGCAGATCTAGAGGATATTAAAGCAAAGATGACTGGGTTATTCGCTGAGATAGTAAGTATCGCAGCAGAGATCAACACAATCGAAATAAGCAGGGAGCAGGCGGACAGTGGAGGTGGAGGTGAAGGTGCGGCTAAAGGCTCTACTGACGGAATTGCACCTGGAGAGTCGATGGGCAATAGGGATCCAAAATATGGAGAGCACCTAGTAAGAAGACCTCTCATCCCTAAGGTAGCTATTGAGGTTGGTGACGAAAAGAGTGGCGGTGGTTTCTTTAGCTCGATAGCGGATGGTGCAAAAAATCTTGCCGACATGCTTGGTCCTGTTAAAACAGCAATACTTGGAGCCGTTGGTGCAATAGCAGGGTTCTTCTCTCTTAAAATTTTGTTTGGAATAATACAAGCTGCCTTTGCAAAGATAATTTCGTTCATTGCAGTTTTGGCTACGGCAAGTGCGGCAGTAGCGCTAACAGTGGGTGTGATCATAGGAGTGCTCATATATTTATACATTAAAGTGGAGGCCTTTAGGAATTTTGTAAACAATGTCTTTACAAAGGCATGGGAAATTCTTGGCACTGTAGTCACGGGTGTGTTTGATGGAGTAATGCTGGCAATCAATGGAGTTTGGGATTCCATAAAGGCAATCGGTCAGAACATATTGGGCTTCATGAAAGAAATATGGGGTGCCATTGGCGGAATTGTTAAAGATACTTTCAACAAGATTGTTTCATTCTTTGTCGATGGTTACAATGCTCTTAAAGACAATTTTGCAAACCTAGCATCTAGCATTTGGAATTCCTTCAGCGGAGTAGCAGGTGCTGTGTTTGATGGGATTAAGGAAATACTGTCCCCCATAATGGAGCTTGTAGGAAAAATTGCTGCAGGAATCGGCATCGCTATTGGCATTATTGTTGGCGCTGTTATGGCTGTCGTGGGCGGAGTAGTCGTCGTAATTGTAAACATCTTTAACGCAATCAAGGGTCCATTATTCTCAGTAATAGGTTTCGTCATGGATGTCATTGCGAAAATATACGATATCGTAGGCCCAGTTCTTGAGTTCGTAATTGGTATGGTTGCGAAAGTCATATCTGCTCCGTTTAAAATAATAAATGGAGTGATTGATTTGGTTATCAGCATGGTATCTGGGATATCGGGAGCGATTATCCCAATTGGTTCAATAATTCTTAATGTCCTTTTAGCGCCGTTTAAATTGTTGATAGATGTATTCAAAAAAATTGCTGAAAATCCAATTGTCAGCTGGGTTGCTAGATTCGTCGCCATGCTTGCTCTTGTAGCTGCAGTTATTGCAACATGGGGTGTCAAGCTAGCTCTTGAAGCCGTTTGGGGCATGATTAAGAAAGTCGGGGACATACTGTCCAGTCTGGCAAAGATTGTAATTGATGTGGTTGGCACTGCGTTTAGTTTTGTTAAAGACTTGGTTCTTGGCGTGTGGGATGCAATCTATAGTAAAGTTACAGGGTTTATCGATTGGTGGCATGAGAATATCGGATCCCTCTGGTTAATATTTGTTGCGGTATTCGCAATCTTGTACGAAGCGGCAAGATGGTTCTTTAGTTGGATGAAAGACACATTCGGTCCAATACTTGCAAAAGTATGGGATGGTTTCAAGGATGCTGTTGGTGTTGTGTGGGATCTTTTGAAGCAAGTTGGTTCTTGGATTGGATCGGCATTCAGTGCGGCTTGGGATGTGTTAAAGAAAGCAGCTTCATTGTTCTGGGACTATCTGGGCGGGGCTATTGGTTTTGCTTGGGGCATCATGAAGACAGTTGCTTCATGGATCGGCACAGCATTTGGAGCCGCTTGGGATTTCTTAAAGAAAGCAGCTTCACTGTACTGGGATTACCTAAGTTTCATCATTCCGTTTGCATGGGGTGTTTTGAAAAAAGTTGCTGGCTGGATTCAGACCGCATTTGTTTTTGCATGGAATGTCCTTAAGACTGCCATTAGTTTTGTGTGGGATGTAATTAAGGAAGGCGTAAATGCTGTACTTCCAACGCTCACTATTTTAGCTAATTTTATCGGAACAGTACTAGGGGCGGCTTGGGATATTTTGAGGCAGGGTATTAGTTTTGTTTGGGATGCAATTACAGTTGGCTTTGATTTGGTATCCCCAACTCTTGGCTTCTTTGCTGACATTGTGGGCAATGTCCTTGGGGGCGCATGGGGATTTTTGAAAGAGGGTGTGAATTTTGTCTGGGATGCAATCACAGCGGGTTGGAGCTTTATATCCCCAACTCTCGGCTTCTTTGCTGACATTGTGGGCAATGTGCTTGGTGGTGCTTGGAATGTTCTAAAAGAAGGTATTGGCTTTGTTTGGGATGCAATCAAAACGGGCTGGAACTTTGTGTCTCCAATACTCGGTTTCTTTGCTGATGCCATAGGAAAAGTTATTAGAGGTGCTATTGAGAAAGTTATAGATATCTGGAATGCCTTGAAGGGAGCGTTCCAAGCGGTTTGGGATTTTGTTCAGCCGATAATTCAAAAGTTTGGTGACTTTATAGGTAAGGCTATTAGGGGCTCTATTGAAAAAGTCGTAGAAATTTGGAATGGACTGAAGACGGCGTTCCAGTCAGTTTGGGATTTCATTCAACCAATAATTTCAAAAATTGGTAATTTCATTAAAGATGTAATTGGCGGTGCAGTTGATTTCATCTCAGCAGCGATAAGTGCGATCCCAAGTGTGTTCAAAACTATTCTGAACAGCATAGCGGGGCTATTCAATAGAGTAGTCGATCTTCTCGGCAACTTCGCATTCCCCAAAACAATACTCGGAATCCCTGTTCCAATCATTGGCGGTAAAAAGGTTTCTGACTTTATTGAGCTACCTTATCTTCCAACACTTTACAATGGCGGCAAGGTTGGTTCGTACATGAAGGGCGGTATGACATACATGAATGGAGGTATGACATATATGAAGGGCGGCATGATGTATGGTGCTGGCGGCATGACATACGGCCCAGCGCAACAGGCTGTTCCTGCGATCTTGCATGGCGGAGAATATGTAATTAATCATAAAGCGGTGCAAAGAATTGGAACCGATGCTCTTGACCGCATGAACTCGCTTAGAATATCAAAGCCGAATTTGCCAACAATGCCAAGTGTTCCAAGTATAAATATGTCTAACATGAGAGCGAGCAATGTGCCTGGAGCGTCCAGCACTGGCACTGGTTACTCCACTCAGAATGTAAATATTTATGTTGATAATTTCATAGGCGAGCCTGAGTGGTTTAAGGGTATGATGAAAGAATACAATACAAAAGTATTGCCAAGAAATCAAAAAGCGGCGGGGTTGGAAAATAGAGTAATCAATACCTATAACGGCATTAACAGGGGGATGTAGTGAATACTAACTCTTTATTGACCATCAATGGAACTGCGGTGACTGAGCATGGTAGGAAAATTTCACTTACTGAAGAGATTTCTGCTAATGATATTGAGCTCGCATCCGGGCTTAGGCGGCGGTTCTACAGTACAAATAAAAAACAGTTTTCTGTAACTTGGTCCTACCTACCTGATCTGCAATCAAAAACTTTAGATGCAAAACCGGGTCGTAATTTTCTACTGGCACTGGCGAACACTTCTGCCGTAGCGCTAGTTAGCATCGCCCTTGAGCCCGGTGAATCTCCCGTTGAGTATTCATGTTATCTTGATTCTTATAGTGAATCATTACTTAGAAAAGACTTGTCAACTAAATGTTCATATTATGACGTTTCTTTGACATTGACGGAGCAATAAGAGATGTCAGATAGTTTCTACTCTTTTAGTGAACCGTTTAACAGTGGTATAGATTTCTATAAAGCTGACGCTGCTGATGTTACAATTGATATTACTGTTAGTTCATCATTAGCAGCAGAAGTAAAAAAAATATCTCTTGCAAACACTGCAATCAATTCAAATTTAAACCTTACATCTAATTTGAGCAAGATAGCTTATGCTTCCGCTAATCTAGCAGTAGATGGCGCAACAGTAGTTGTCGCAACAGAAAGGCAGGATGGTTCCGTTGTAATAACGGCAGAAGTCTTTGTTGCAACTAATATTACAAAAATAGCATTCGCCAATGCGTCTCTATCGATTGAGTCAAACGCCGCGTCCAGTGCTACTAAGCTATCAGCGGCTTCTTGCTCGCTAAGTTCTGAATCAAACTTAACATCTGTTGCAAAAAAGATTGCCAAAGCTCTGTCGCAAATAGCCCCCAACTCCACAATGACGGTTGGAGTGAAAAGGATTGCTACTGCTCTTGTAAGTCTTACTGGACAAATTAATCTATCAATTGCTGGAAAAATTACTCTTGCAACAATAAGAATAAATATTTTAAATAACGCAAATATTAGTGTGAAGTCAATTAAGTTTGCTATTGATGGGATTATGGACCTGTCGGCTATTCAGTCGTATATGTTAATTGATGACAAACCAATCACAAGCCATAACAGAAAGTTCGACTCCAGCTTGGAGCCCATATTTGTTCAAAATAAAAATTGGAACAACAGGAAGACTAGGTATTATAAATCTACATCTAGATCGGGCAGGCGAGTCTTTAATCTGTCATGGTCATGGCTTCCCGGTTCCCAGGACCACACTGTCGATGGCAATAGGGCGAGGGATTTTATAAGCAGTATCGCTTCGGATCCAAGTCATCATACTTTTAAAATAATTGATCTAGACGAGACAGGAATCACCCCTCCCACCGAGACGAGCTATAATGTATTAGTTAAAGACTACAGCGAGACGCTTGTTCGAAGGGATTTAGATAATGGTGTATACTGGTGGGATTGCTCAATAAGCATGGAGGAAGTGTAGATGCTTGAATACGGCCTGTATGGCAAGGAAATATCAAGCTCTTTCAATAGCGCCTACACATCGATATCGCAAAAAGTAAAACCACTGATCATAGTGGATTGGCTAGATAGTCGTCATGTCGATAAGTTTGGAAACACTGAGATTGCCTCAACAACATCTACATTATCCCAGCCGACCAGTGCCTTTGTGCAGTCAAGCGCATCGGGTATGCTCGCCAATGGCAGGTCTTTGTCAGAAAGAGAAATACAATTCAATAGATCACGCCATGCTAATTTTTATTTTACTCCAAATGAATCAATTAATGGCATAGAACGACAGTCATTTACTTGGGCTGTGTGCGATGCTAAAGATGTAAATGGTAAAGTGATTACAGCAAATGGTCAATGGCATTGCCTTCCTTCTACGAAGGATGAAAATTATGAATTCGGCTATCAATCTTCGTCAAAAAGCACAAGCAATTTACATGCTACCCTGAACGGCTATGAGTTTTCCTCCCCGGTTGTAATGACATATGCATTTACAGAAAGAAAAGTTAATGTTATTAATGTAATAACATCTGAGTACAATGGTCAAATTAAATCTTATAATGTAAAAGCATACAATCAAACTGTTAATTTAGTTTACAATGAAGATGCTGAAATACCAGAAGATTCTTATTTTTTAGAGCACAATTTAATTGGTGTATCTAGTAATAATATTAATAAAATAGTTGTTACTGTATACACAACAAAGAATCCTTTGGATCATGCAAGGGTTAATGAAGTGTGCCCGATTTACAGAGAGGATATGACTGATTATGTCATTAACTTTGATGTCTCAAAAGTAAGAGATGTCCATGAAACCAGTCTGCCAATAGGCGGAAGCGGCAGCTCGACATCTTCAATAACTTTTGATAACGGCGGCAAAGATTTTAATTTGTTTAGTTCATCATCAACATACGGCAAGTACATGAAGAAAGACATTCGTGTAAAAGTCTCCGCTGGGTGGGGTATCGGTAGTGCAAATCAAGAGTCGGCCTCTGCCGTACTATCTGCAAATGTCACTTCAACAAGTAATGTTTGGACAGTTAACAGCGTCAACGATTTCCCAGCGGGCGGGGTTGGTGATGACTATGTTTTAACTATCAATAGTAGTAATATTTATAAAGAAAGAGTCTTGGCTCGAAAAGGTACTGGTAATTCATTTGATATTATCGAAAGGGGAATCGGAGGAACAGTTGCGAGAAGCCATGCTGCTGGGTCCGCAATATTTTTTGATGCGTTTGAATACGCACCGTATGGAATATTTTATGTTGATGAATGGCAGGGTTCATCATCAAGCATGACAGTAAGTGCCAATTTAACTGATCGAAGCAAGTTTGGTCAAGAAAAAATGATTACAAAAGGCTTTCTACTTCAAGAGGTGACGGTAGCGGAAGCAGTTGAGCATTTGACGCTGATGACTAATTATCCAAAATCAGATATTGAATATCTTCTGAATCCAGCGAAAACTTATGCCAAAAGCAATTGCATTCTTCATTTGGGCTTTGATGAAAAAGATGTGGACAGGGCGAGCGCTCAAAGGATTGTTTCAAGTTCCTTAAGGGCTAGAATAGTAGAAATACCATCTACTGATTTAAATTCGGTGCGAGATATTAAGCTGGATGCAAATGATAGGAACCGTTCTTCTTATGAGAAGGCTCTTGATATAAATGGTTTTATCGCCCCCTCATTAACCACGACATCGAAAGAGATATCATCAAATAATGTTGTCGCTCTAAACTTTGTTTCGGGTAATTTTACGTCAAAAAATAATGATGTAATTGATAGCTATTTCAATGGCGTTTTTGATGGTTACTACATACCAGCAGAATCTGGTTTAAGAAACATAGTCATATCAATTAATAAAGGCGGAGTTCGTGTTTATCTGAATAAGATTAAAATTATTGATGAATGGTATGTGATAGATACTGGCACTAATACGCCAGAAGTCCTCTATTCTGATTCATACGATATGGTTGCTGGAAAACCCTATGAATTAAGGATTGAATTTTTTACTGAGCAGCACATTGAAAATGAGCCATTTAAGATATCATTGCTAACTGAGCATGATTCAACTCTATATTATATTGACTCTAGCGAGTGCTACACAATGGTTGCTGGCGATAGAATCGGGGTGAAGAATGAGAGCTCTTATTTAACATTTGCATCAAACACATGGACCCCAACAGCCAATGTGGATTATGTAAATAGGTCCTCAAGGACAAATGATGCCGTATACATAGGCCCAGTTAAAATCTCTGAGCCATCCGGGGTTGTCTCGGATCAAGAAAGCAAAAGTATTTTACTTGAATCTAATTCATACTTAAGAGTTCCTTATCATATATCTTATGATGTAACCAACTCATCAAGCGCCTCGCATACTGGCGCTTTCTCGATTGAGCTGTATGCGAAATTTCACACTCCAAGCGTGAGCGTGATTGCGGATCCAATTACCGTCACAAATAGTGGTGCATCCAGCTATTTAGTGAACGGAGTCCCTAATGCAACAATCGCTATGGTTCGCGGGGGGCTTTACACATTTCAAGTTAACGCAACTGGTCATCCATTTTGGATTCAAACATCACCTGGCGCCCACAATCCAGCAAATGTTGTAACTTCTGGAATTGTAAACAACGGAGCTGCTGTTGGGACCATCACATTTCAAGTTCCTGCTGATGCCCCAAGCACTCTGTATTATGTTTGCCAAAACCATTCCGTAATGGCTGGAACAATAACTGTCACGGGAACGACCAGCCCACATGGATCATTCATGGGCGACGGGGAGTATGTTAGCAACTGGAATAACTCAAACTCATCTAGCGGCTTCGAGTTTTTTAACAATTCTTCAGAAAACGGTTTCAAAATAAAAGTTCTTGCTGCAAATTCTGCTGTTTTAACTAAAACAGTATCATCCGCATCCCCTCTTTTGAATTCATCCTTTAGCCATGTGTCAGTGACATACGATGGCTCTTCCTTGAGATATTACACGAACGGTGTTTTGAGGGATACAGAGGTTGTTAATGGGACTCCAATTGCATGGTCATCAAAAGATGTTTGCATAGGGGGAAGGGGGGCTTCGTTTTCCGCAGGAGCAGAGCAACCACCTTCCGCCTTCAGAAGTTTTTATATTGATGAATTCGCTATCTTCAATAAATCCTTTAGTGACAAGGAAGTGTTGAATCATTACATAGAAACACAGATGCAGCCTGTTCGTATCATGCCATTCATTTACGGTAATGATGCAACGGTTCAGGAATTGATTGACAATATAAGCCTTGCTGACCTTGGAAGATTCTATATTGACGAAAACGGAATAGCTAAATACGAACACTACCATAGGTTTTTTGAATCATCTATTGCTCAGCATGCAAATACTCAATTTACTCTTTCAGATACATCTAATATTATAGATGCAAGTTACGCAGTCCAGTTGCAAACCAATAAAGTTGTTGTTAAAGTAAATAAAGTTGCCAATAATTTAGTTTCAAAACAAGGATTGTGGAGAGCGGAAGACCCGACTACTCTTGGAATTACATCTCTTTCGTCTAATGTCAGTAACTCAGCTACTAGTATTAATGTTGTATCTACTGACAACCCTTTCTTCCCAAAATCTGGTTTTTTAAAAATTAATGATGAAATCATTAAGTACAGTGGAATTTCTAGTAACTCTTTTACTTCGGTTGAGCGAGCACAGTTTGATACCGTTGCGTCATCTCATTTAACTACTAACCTTGTGAGAGAGGTAAAGAAGTACGATCTTCTATACGATAAATCACCGGCCTTCAGAGTTGAGAACCCGTTGATCACGAATCTTTCACTAGTGAACCCGCCTAAGGTAGAGATGATAACATTCAATCCCACTCCATACGGAGCTTTGCTCATTGTTGCCGCATCCAACAATACCGTTTCTGGTGAGATTGTGTATCTTGAGGGGGAAAACCCTCTTACCAATGAAAAGAATTTTGCTTCAATTGCGGGCATACCAGTTGTGTTTACCGAAAACACTGGCGATGTAAAAGAGAAGAAAGCCGTTCTTGATGACAACATTAGAAAGTACGGCCTTAAAGAGCTGATAATTGAAAATGAATTCATTACAGACCTTGACCACGCCCAGAGGTTGGCTACTTTTATTATTGACAAAATGAGTGAGCCAGTCCCCATTATTAATTTAAACATCACTCCGATACCCACCATGCAATTAGGGGACCGAATACGAATATCTTCAATGGATTCTTTTGATATAATAGATGGAGACTATTGGGTTATAAGCTCTGACTTTAGCTATAGCGAGACATTATCTCAGTCAATAGTTGTAAGGAAGGTGGTTTAATGGCTTCTAGGTTCTCCTCTGGAATTTCCGAGGGTTGCATATTATTTTTTCAAGGTGGTCATGATCACAATGGTATATCTTCGTCATTAATAGATACAGCCAGTTATTCAATTTATGACTTTGTTGTCGGGAATGTTGGGTCATCAAGCAGACAGGCTAATCAGCAAAAGAATTTTGATAGCTTGAAATCTGTTATTTCAAACATAGTTAAAACAGATGTGCTCGGGCCATCGGGTGTTCGGTTGAATCCTAACTCAATCCAGTCGATACATATAGAAGCCGGTGCTGTTACGGCTAGTGAGCTGTCTGCGAATATTGTATTGGTTAATAATATTATTAGAAGCAGTAATTTCGATGGCAATGTCGCAGCTAATGGTTCAATAACATCAAATGGCACTGTGGGTTGGGCAATATCTGGTGACGGCTCAGCTGTTTTTGATTCTAGTTATATTCGTGGAACAATTACAGCTGGGGCTGTATCAACGCCTGGAATTGATATTGACGCAAACGGGAATCTGACTGCCAATGCTTTTTCGCTTTTTGGAAATGGTGCAATCGTAACATCAAGCGGCAATTTTAGCGTCAGTGCTGGCGGGGCTTTATCCGCAACTGGCGCAAACATTAGCGGGCAAATAGACGCGACATCGGGAACAGTTGGTAACTGGGATATCAGTGGGGGTAATATTATATCTTCAGATGGCAAAATTAGTCTTATTAATGATGATGGGGATACAGTAATTATTGCTCAAAGCGATATCGGGACATTTGCTTCATTAAATGGAGATGGCAGCATAATCGCACTTGAAGACGGTATAGAGACATCAATCAATGTCCCCTATGTTTTTGAGGGCGGGACTGTTTATACTTTTATAGTTAAACAAGTCAGTCAGCCTTTGAATGCGGTCAGGATAGCCCCTGGAAAACTTTTTGTAACAAGCCCAAGCGAGGGAATAGCATTAGATATGACTAACGGAATATTTTCAACTCTTCCAATCCAGAGCACCAGCACGGTTGAGATGGAGACGGGTCAGGTCAATGGTATAGGTATAATATATCCTGGAATTACAACTGGTCCAGGTACTGCTAATTATATGGGGCTTGTTTGGAATAACCCAGATATACGAGGAACAGTTGATAATGTCGTATCGGCTGTTCTTGGAACGGTGTCGGATGTAAGATCAAAGTCAAATATTTTAGATGCAGAAAATACTTGGCTAAATAAATTATATGATTCATTAAGGGTCGTATCTTTTAACCCAGTAGATTTGCTAGACGAAGAAAATCTGCACCTATACCCAAGAAGACTTGGCTTAATAGCTCAGGAACTTAATGAGATTCTGCCTGATCTAGTAGTTTCAGCAAATCCGTATGATGAGGAAGCTTTTCTTTCAGTCAATTATCTTGGGTTGGTCCCTTATTTAATACAAGCAGTACAGGATCTAAACAATCGTGTCAAAGAACTAGAAAGTAAGGTATAATAGATAAATGGCTTACGAGAACTACACTTTTGTATCATGGACAGACGGTACCCCAATCAGCTCAGACAGGCTTGCGCAGATGTCCATGAATATGGAACAAATTCGGGACTTCAATGATGCCAAGCCCGCAGGTGTTCTTGAATTTATACAATTAACAACAAACAATGTTGTTTCAAATGTTAGCAATACAGATACTCAAATACTAGCCTTAACCAATCCTGTTGGCGGGTCTGATCAAAGAGTGACAATACAGCCGAATAGGTACTACAAGGCTACTTGCGTATTCCCTGGGTTCACCATACTCGGTAAAGGCGCTGAGGACTGCAAATTAACTTTAAAAATATTTAATGCGGTCTCAAATGGGTACGCAGGAACTAGTCCTGTTATGGAATGGAACTTCACTCCATCTCCTCATATATTTTACAACACTGCGGCGAACGCTAATGTCTTGACAAGCGGGTCCACCTTCAAGCAAGATAGCGGGCGCGTTGGCGCGGGCACCTACTCTGTCTACCTAGAGTCAGGCGGCGGTCTTAATGCGAATTCATTTTCTGTCTCTGTCTCACGAGTTTTTGGTACATCTGGCGCAACAAACGCTCCTCAAGTTAGCGTTAATCCGACATCAACAGAAAAATTGCAACTTATTATTGAAGACGCTGGCGCAAGCGTATAGTCATGGGGCAACTAGCCTCTAGAAGAGATGACATTGAATGGTCAATAAGAAGTGTCTCTGGAGAGAATAATCCAAACTATGGCGGCGGAAAGTATATTGATGATAAAGGCTATGTTCGGATATTAAATCAAGAACATCCTTTTAGCATTAAAGGTTATATATACGAGCACAGGGCGGTGTTTGAGCAATATCTGGGGCGATTCCTGCAGCCATGGGAAACGGTGCATCATATTAATGAAATAAAGGCTGATAATAGAGTGGGCAACTTATATCTATGTACAGTGCCGGAACATAGCGCTGTGCATAGAGAAGGGAAGAAGCCAACTAATGAGCATCGTCAAAAAATGAGGGCAAATATGAAAAAAAGAAATAAAGAAACTAGAGATGGCAGAGTAAAAAAAATATAAAAACCCATTCTTGACAACATTCCTCATTCAACCGTGTATAATTAACCTTATGAAAATTTGCGAAGCTGATAACTGTAATCAAGAATTTGAACCAAATACGGCAAACCATAAATATGCAGACAAGGAGTGTCGTAGATCAATCGACAGTTCTGGTATCTGCAAATACAGAAGAGAGAAAGGTTTATTCGAAGTGCCTAAAGATCCATTAAGCGGAGAAATCCCTAATTCAGATGCTGAGCTAAGAGTTGCATTCACACGGCTTCAGCAGGAATACAATAAAGTAAAAACTAAGAATGATGATTTAGCTGATGCTATTTATCAAGCGGTGAAAGAAGACATTGCTAATAATAAATACAAGTCAGTTGCTAAGCCAGTCTTGACAAAAAAGAAGGGCGGAGAAGAAGTTGCCGTTGCTGTTCTTGCTGACTGGCAATTAGCAAAGATCACTCCTGATTATAATTCACAAATCTGTGAAGAGAGAATTAATCTTTTTGCTGAAAAGGTGATAGAGCTGACAAACATCCAAAGACAAGACCACCCAGTCAAGGAGTTGAGAATCTGGGCCCTCGGTGACATCATTGAAGGCGAGCTGATATTCCCGGGTCAATCTTTCTTGGTTGATGGCGGTCTGTATAGACAGATCACTGTTGATGGACCACGGATTATGAAAAACTTCATTAACAAAATGTTGGAGAACTTCGAAAAAGTAACATTTGTTGGAGTGATTGGTAATCATGGTTCTATTGGTGGTCGTGCCCGCAGAGATCACGATCCTGAAACCAATGGTGACAGAATGCTCTACCGTATCACTCAGCTTATGTTTGAAAAAGAAAAGCGGATTGAATTTAAGATTCCAGACGGTCGTGGTGAACGACATTGGTATGCTATTGACAAGATTGGGAATTATAAAGCAATGCTCTGTCATGGCGAT